AGGCTTAGCCCAGATCATTCTCTTAACTTTTAATTCTATCATAGACTTACGCATCCAGAACTCAACGAAAGGTTCCCATTTAACATCATTACGAGTTAATGGTAATTGATTACGTCTTTGTGGAGCATATACTAAGATGTCTAATGCTTTACCTGAAGAGTCACGTAACATTTTGTCATCAGCCCATTCAGTAATTTTGTGCTCGTACCCATATGCAGAACCTAATGATTCAAACATAGTGATCTCTTCGCCCAATCTTGGAAGTCCTAACAAGTCTTGATCAAACTCTCCAATTGCAGCATCAACTAGTTCTAACTCAATTCCAGTAGCTAAGAAAGTTGGGCTTACAAAGTCTACAGTTGGATTAGCACTTACTAATGTAAAAGTATATAAGAACCCAGCATTCCAAGGCTGTGGATCTTTGATCACGTAGAAACGTGGTCCATATTGACGTGTTCCTACAGAAATGATAGCATTCTTAGAGAACTCATTTGTATCTAGTACAAGTTGAAACTCTTGACCATCAATACCTGGTTTAGCCATAGCAGCTGTTGAATCAGGAATGTCAATAATTTTTGGGAATTTGTAAGGTACAGCTATTTTCCATTTCCATGCATCGCTGTTATTGTCAATAAAGTAAGGTGTACTTTTATTGATCATGTCTAGGAAATCATTGCTGTACAATGAAGATTGAGTATACAGACTGATAATCTTTTTATCATAGTCCGCAGGCTCAGTAGAGTGGAAAGACTCTAAGTGATTTGCGTCTGTTAGCTTTCCTACAGCACGCTTATCCATAGAAGCTACTCGTGCATAAGTAAAACCAGTTAGACCTGGGATTGTTTGAATTGCCATTTTATTCGTTTTAAATTATTAAATTATTATATAAACCATGAATTAGGTTTGCTCTTTTTGTTTGAAGTCTTAGAAGCCGACTTGCTTCTAGTTACTTGCCTAGCTACTTCCCCAAATAACTGATTGGACTTTTTAGTCACACCAGTTCTCTGTATAGTAGATAGAGTAGGATCTTTTTCTAAAATCTTCATCAAAAGGCCCACCTTTACTTTCATTTCATGGTTCTCAGGTCTTTTCAAATCTAAGATAGCACGATCAAAGTCAGTGAGATTTTCTCCAGCAGGAGTTTTCCACTTGTCTACTAATAGGAAGTCTTGTAGTTCGTTTGCTAAGTTAGGATTGATTGGAATACCATCAAACTCTTTTTCTTTTAGCTTATCTGTCAATATAGTCTGAACATTGTTAATATACTGATTTTTAATAGCAGATTTTTGTTCTTGAACTTGTTCAGCTTCTTGATCTAGTTGTTGAAGCTTTTTAGCTTCTTTCTTTACTAACACCTTATGATGTCTTGTAGATACGGCTTCTAAATCACCGTAGTTTTGTAATCTTTCGATTTCTTTACTTATGTCTTCTGGTTCAAATCCTTGATCAGATAATGCTTGTTTCATTACTGATACTTGATTATTCTCTTTAGATAAGTCCATTTCAGTAAAACTTACAATTTGATTGTATGTTCCGAAATACTCTTTAGGATCTACACCTTTTACAAAGATGGAATCAAAGGCTTGTTGGTAATCTTCTCCAAATTGACCAATGAAGTTTTGAACTATCTCAGATGCTCCTTTTTTCTTTTCAGCAGTAAATCTTTCTAGAAATTCTTCTGGAGTATTTATTGATACTTCTTCTTCCTCGTTCTCTTTTTTAAATACTCCTAAGTTAAACAAGTCATTAGCTAATGCAGTGAACTTACTGTCATTTACCTCATTTTCTTGCTCATCTTCTTCTTGCTCATTATCATTAGATTCTTCTGCATGATCTTGTGCAGCTTCTTTTAAATCATCATTAGGTTCAGGTGCAGGTATATCATCTTCGTCACCATCAGAAGCACTTAAGAAGTCAGCAACTAGAGATTCTCCTGATTGTTTTTCTTCATCAGTTTTACCATCAGCACTTTTTGGTGGTGTAATATCTTTACCTCTTGGAGGGTCATTATTTACTTCCTGTTTTGGAGAATCTATTTCATTTACTATAGGTTCGACATCATCAGGGTTACCTGAAGCAGTTTCTGGAGCAAGTAGATCATTCAATAGTTGAGTGTCTCCTGCACCAGCTTCCACAGTATCTTGAATACCGAAATTACCGAGTTTATCTAAATTATCAGACATATGTAGTTGTATTTTATTACGTATTTGGTTTACTTATTGTAAAAGTATAAGAAGAGTATTTATTATCAAAATATTATTAGCACATTCTTGCAACTTTTTTAAATAATATAGCATTAATATTTTTACTCCTCCTAATTTAATTAATTAGTTTTTCTTATTTCTACCTTTTGCATTTTCTTTTGCTACAGCAAGATCATTTGCTTGATTGTCACGAGCTAATTTTATTTTCTCTCTTTCAATCTGTAGCTTCTGCTGAGCTAAAGTATTTTTTGAATTTATATCAGCCATTTTACTCTCAAAATCTTTTTGAGCTTTAGATTGTTGGGATGCTAATTTTTCTATTTCTAACGCATCTGGTGTACCTGAAGCATCAAGGTCAGCACTTGCTCCACCTTCTTTAGACATTGCATTTATCATAGCAATCTCTTTCTTGTTTACACGATCTAATTCGTTTTGCAAGTTTTCATTAGCTTGTTTCTCTTGAGCCATTCTAGCAGCTTCTTGCATCTGAGCTTGCGCAATTTGACCAGATTGTTCTTGTTGTTTTTGCTGCAACTCCATCTGCTGTTGCTGTTGTTGAACTTGTCTATCTCTAAGATCCTTGAAGGTTTTCTTCATGTCTCTCATAGACTTAGTACTATATAGTTCGATCACATCATAAAGTGTGCCACCGTTCTGAATAATAGCTTGAGATAGTTGTCTAAGTTCATTAAACATCTGAGTGTCTTCAGGTCTGTTAGTTAGGAACACTTTTAAATCACGAAGTTTTAAGTCTGATCCATTCACTCGAACAAATGCAGACTCTCCTTCGTTTGTTATATATGACAGGGTAGATTCTGGTTTAGAACTTTCAACATATAATGATGCATCAATAATAGATTGGTATAGTTGACCCAGTACATACTCGTGAGCAATGAATAGAGGTTCTGTCTGAGAATAACTTTGTTGCATAGCAGTTTGGGTACCTGTAGCTGTTTCTGATGCAGCTATTGACCCCATACGTTGTCTAGACATACCTATAAGTTCCCAACATTCTATTTTCATTTGTTGGGCTAGTGTATATCTTGATTGTATTTCTTGAGTACGTGTAAGATCTAATGATGTAAACTGATTAAATGAGCTTGGAGCTTTTAAGTTCTCTGGACTGTCATCAACAAATACAACACCACGTTCACGAGCTTCCATTTCCCACATATCAAGCGCATCTTGTGCATCTCCATCTTTAGGAACAGGAATATGTCTAAGTGACATTAGTTGAACCTTACCAACTTCTTTTTCCAGAAGCTTGTATAACTGATTCATACAAACGTTATAAATAACTTGGAAGGGTTTCATTAAATCAACTAGAGATCGTGCTTCTGTGTTCTTTACTTCATACGTAGTACCTATAATTGGGCAATAGTTTAGAAGTTTGTATGGTTTAATATGATAAACGTCTGGACCAATCTTAGTTCCTTGATACCATTGGTTAACCCATCCCCATTCTAGAGATATTTGAGTAGGCACATCACCTGACTTGTATGTTTCGTCTACAAGAGTTGATTGTTCATTACCTAACTCGTCTGTATAAATAAGTTTACCTATTTTTCTTTTAGATATCCAATAACTTCTTATAACAACATACTTGTATCCAAATGAAGACACATTAGATGTAAGACCTAAAAAGTCTTGCAAGCCATCATTATTCTCTTTCATTTCTGACTCAATAATCATACGTGTCTGTAAAACTAATGGATCATATGTATCATAGTTTATAGAATCTATTCCAGGATCAACGCTTGGGTTACCAAGGTTTGACTCTTGTACATCAATCAGCCCATAGTCTTGTAATGAACTTCTTAAATGATCAATCTCTTCTTTAGTTAGATCTGGAAAAGCTTCAATAATTTCTGAGATTTCCATAACCTCAACAGTACCAGCAGCATAGGCTCCCTGTGATCTTCCTGTTGGGTCTGATATATATTTTTTATCAGGTGTTGTAAGAAACCAAGTGTTCTTTGGATTAGCTACCTCTATATTAAATCCAAGTTTAGAGTTATCTTCATATATGTGATAAAACTCTCTTGCAGATATTAGTAAATCTCTAAAAGCATCCTCTGACATTTCTTTTACGTTAAAGTCTGCTTTATTTGATGTAAGTGTGTGATTAGCCCACTTCTCAGCAACAGATGTATAACTATCCAGCTGATCTTTTACTTGCTCCATAGTAATTGCCTGAATATCTTCCATAGATATTTCTTCACCAGACATAGCAGCTTTTGCCATTACTTGTTGCTTAACTTGATTGATTACGTAAGCTTGTAACGTTTCTGTCTTAAACTGCAACTCTTGAGCTTGACTATCATCATCAAAAGCTTTAACTCTAAATGAGTCTGGACGTTTAGAAATCTCACCTACTAACTCATTAACTGGAGTGGTAATGATTGAATAGTGTTTTACATATGAAGGAAGATCTATATCTTTCTCCAACATATCTGTAAAGCTTTTAACCTCTGGCTCATCAATCAAGAAATCTTCTTTTCTTAATATACCTTTCATGAGATCATAGTTTTTTACAAACGTGTCTCTATTTTTTATGTATTCTGTATATGCTTTGGTTGCAAAGTAATCCATAGTGTTCTTCACCCAACTGTCATCTTTCTTCTGCTTTTCAGTTTTAAACTGGTCAGGAAAAATGTTTAGGTAAGCATACTTAACATTGTCTTCTTTTGTATATCTTATAATTGCCATTATGAAAAAAGTTTATTTTTCTTTCTATTAAACAACCCTCTGGATTGTGTAAATAGTTTATTTTTTTTGTTTCGGTTGACCATAGATGTTAATCTTGCATCCTGGTATTCTCCTGCTTTTCCAAGAATAGGGTCTAGTTTCATAGCTAGCGCAATTGCTAACTCAGCTGCAATGATTCGGTCAAAGTTACCTGATTCATTGTACTGTATCATCTCTTCTAGTAGTGCAGGATCTAACACTTTAGCCATACCTTTAGTTTGAGAAATAATCTCACCATCTTCGTTAGTCTCAGCGTGTACAATTTCTTCTGTGTACTTCTTGAGACAACCGTGTAGGAAGTCTCTAATCTTTTCTGATGATCTATGTATACCATAGTCACGTCTTACAGTAGTATTTGGTACTATTTCCTTAAGCCAACTAGGTTGTCTTTCTAAATATTGAGCATCTCCTTTACTTATCATATGATCTATAAAGGATATCTCATCATTTTCACACAATGCTCTTGCATTGTAGTATTTTATCAAGTATCGTGCTTGATTTTCCCAGGTTTCTTTCTTATCTGGACGTGCACAATAGCTAGCTACAAACATATCTTGGTATTTCTCACCAGATATAGCATGCATTCGTTTATATATATAAACTGATCCTAATGATGAACTATATGCTGATTTACCCTGCCTGTAAGGGTCAATACCTGCAACATATAGGCCATAAGGTGGACTCTCTACAGGAAATTCATAAATAACTACAGGAGCATCTTTTAAATCTGTATGTTTCAATGGAAAGTTAAGAATAGGACGCTTATCTGTAAAATCATGCTTTACACCATTACCATCATCATATAATATGACAGGAGTTCCTGTTCTTTCACCTTCTACTAATCTTTGCTTCTGACGTTTAGCTGCTTCTATATCAAAGATGTTTGTGTCTTCATTTAAGAATATGTCATCTACCTCTTGTGGATAGTACATCTTTTCTTTTAAGTAAGCTAATCTATCACCTGCTTTTTTAAGACGCTCTAAGTTAGTATTAGTTACTTCTGTAGCCTTTTCCTCATTAGACACCATCATGTCTACATTGTGTAGTTCAGATGATTTAGGCTTATTTAAAAAAGCTCCAAGAGATGATTCCTCTTTAGCTTCCATTCTATATTTATGTGAGATGAACAATCCGTGTATACGTTTATCATCTTTTGCATTGTTGTATGTAAGAAAGTTAAAATTCTCTACATCAAACATAAGACTCTTTGCATCCATGAACTTTTTCATGTCCCCACCTGTTCCTGTAAGAATAGGACTACACCCCCATCCAAATGGTGTAGTGAATCCAGGTATTGCAGCCTGTAATCCACGTAAGAAGTTACCTTTACCTATCTCATCAATGATTAACCTTCTAGGTTTTGTACCTGCAATAGCTTCTTCATTGTTACCATCATCTAAGTTACGTATAAGTATTTGTGAGAAAGGTATTCTTTCCCCAGCTCTAGTTTTAATTCCAAGTGTCACTTGGTTTTTCCAGTTATCTTCTACCCTCTGCCATCTCCAGGCTTTAGGTAGGAAGTTAAGGCCTTTATCTATCTTATCCGTGATAAGCTTAATATCAGGAGCATTTAGTCCTGCTATAATGTTTTGAGAGTTCTCATCAAAAGTTGCACCTTGAGCAATGTAACTTGCTTCTATAACAGATTTAGCAAAACGTCTAATTCCTAGAATAACTAGTCCTTTCTTTTCTCTATGTGCTCTATCTATCTCATTTGTTACAAGCCATTCGTTATCTCTAAGTAGTGGGTTAGCATATTTTTGATTAATACGCCCATATTCATCTATAATATCAACTTCTGTATGCCATGCGTTTAAGTGCCAGTATAGGAATGGATTTATATATGTACCGTCCATCATGCATCCGTTCATGCATAGCTCTTTATGAAAGTCATAGAAAGGTTTGTACTCTTCAGAATCTTTATCAGGAACTCTTTTCTGATTGATCATCCAATCCTTATAGTCTATGCTTTTTAATTCCATTATTTTCTACTCTTGATAAACTCTTCAGCCATAGATCCTAACTCCTGACCACCTCTTGTTTCTATTTTCTTCTTTTCTTCTTTCTCACGTAGTTTATCAACTTGTTCCAACAAGGATAGGTAGTTCTTCATTGTATCTTGTACAAATTTACCTTGAGATTCTATACTTGCAACAACCATTGGTATTTGACCACCATTAGAAGTTTCTTTGTATTTTACTCTATCTTGAAGCTTGTGTAAAGGATTAGAATCAACATACTCTTTCCAAGAGAGTAGTTGTTGTTCTGCCCAATCAAGTTCAGCGTTTATATATGTAGTTTTTTTTGCCATTTATGTTTTGTTCGTTCCACTCATCTTCCCAATATATAAAGACGAGATCACAATTAGTATCCATCATCGTCATTTAGTTCATGAACATTGCTGATTTTCATGCCATCTCGCAGTATCTTATCTATTTCAGACTCATCATGAGGTACGTCCATATCTATACTAATTTGATATTTTTGTAATGTGTGATATAGGTTTTTATCTGTCAATCCCCATAAATACTTAGTTTCTAGGCCATCAAATGATGTAGCTAAGTGTTTTCCTAAACTTAAGGAGGGATGATCTCTTTTAAGTTCTGCTAGTAGTTTAATTATTTTGTGATAGTATGTTGCACTCATGTTTATATCAGATCATTTATGTCTTCATCAGATATAGGGTTTATATCTTCTTCAGGTGGTTTAACTTCTGTAAGTAAGTATTCTGGATCTGTTTCTTTTGTTTCTGATTGACCATCATAATATTCAGGTCTAACTGTAACTTTTATCACATCATTTTCTGAATCCTCTCTTGGTTCTCCTTCTATATCAATGAAATCTGCTCCTTCTTCATATAACTGAGTTAGTATATGAATAAGTGATGTTACTGGTATTTTATTTAGCCTTAGATTCTTCATATTTGTCATATTCTTGTTCTTCAATATCTGTTAGTACAGCTTTCCATTTGTTTATAGGGCAAGAGCATGATAAACATTTACTCTTTGCAGAGAGTGTGCAACCACAACTTATGCAATGTGCATCTGGTCGTACAGTGGAGTGATTCTTAGAATGATGTTTACATTCATTACATATTGCTAAGCGTTCTGCGCTTACTATGGCTATCTGCTCCTTTAATCTCTCTGGAGGTAGAAGATTGTTTCTCCATCCCTCATATATTTCCTTTATCTTGATCATCTAATTTTGGTTCTAATGACATTAATGTTAAGTTTAGTCTACTAAGCTTACTCTTTATGTAATTTAATTTTTTTTCTGGTGTATTCTCATCTGCTATCATCTTCTCGTATCCAAGTTTAATATCTTCAAGCTTACTTACATGTTTCTTTGCTTTCTTCTTGTTGAATAGAAACTTACCAAATCCAGAGAGCTCTACACTATTGTTTGTCTTTAGAGCATCGTGAACGCCATCAAACTGGTGTGTTATCACCTGGTTTATCACTCTCTCTGATATCACCATCTTTGTTGACATCTTCCTGACTATCCACTCTCTGAGTGTCATGTCTTTCGGTTTCTTCATAGTGCGCTATCTTTACTACTAGGTTTAAATTTTTTTTGAAGTCTAAAACAATGATGGGATTCACCTTCACCTTACCTGACTCCTTTACAAATATACCTATCTTCTTGAGCTTAGATACAATGTTGTTGATTGTTGCTGTTGTTGTTTTGTACTTATCACAAAATTGTGTTCTTGCATTAGCATAAGATATTGTACCCTTGACAGCTGTAAATGCTACCAATTCAATCTCACGTTTAGTAAGACCAAGATTGTTTATAGCTGATAGTATAGAGTAATACTTCTGAGCTATAGCATATTCATCACTTAAGCTTTTCTGTAGCTTTTGAATGACCATCTTTCTTTCTTCCATGATTTAGTTGTTCTTATTATACGTATGTATACTACAAATATACAATAAATATTTTAATGTCCTACTTTTCCTTTGTTTTTCAATGCTATATTATGTCTAACATTTCTTTTTTTTCCTTTCTTGGGACTTGATAAGTGGTATTAACTAAGCCCACCCACCCACCAAAGGTATAACATTTTTGTGATGCCAACCAAATTTTGTGAAAACTTTTTTTTTAAAAACGCCCCACCCCATCGTGTGTGTAAGATAGGAGACCCCTCCCCACAGAGACCCCACGCATAAATTGCAGGTTGGGGGTAGTCCCCCTGTAATATTCCTGCATCCATTAAAAACAGAACAAATGGAAAATGTAATTCAATGGACAGACGCTCGTCCACAAACAGAGCGTGCTATTTTGGGAACAGTTATCAACACGTTTAAGAACGCAACACCTCATTTCATTAGCAGTAACTTCAATGCTACTCCTGATAGTGACGGTCATCTTGTTAACGTAATGCTTGTCTTTAAACGTAAGGACGGTAAGGAAGCTACCATCACCTGTTCTTCAAAGCTCTCAAAGTTACTACGTAATGGAGAGGTTACTAAGAACCAACTTGCAGGCTTTCCAATTTGCGAAGCTACCACAAGGGACGGAGAGCTGTTCAAGCAAATCCAAATGCCATCAGGTGCAGGCTTAATTAGCATCGGTGAGTTCTCACAAGTTGAGGAGTACCAAGTTGAAACAGTTTCAGCCGAGGACTTGATTGCAATCTAGCAGTCAACTTGAAAGGGAGGGAGGGTAAAACCTCCTTTCTTTTATATATTGGGTGGGATTATAGGGTTGGGCCTATATCTACAGTAAAAACGTAAGAGTTTTATGTGTATGTAAGAAAGAGTGTGTACACAGTATCCACTTTTATCCACCTTTTACCACCTCTTATAATACTCACAGTATATTAAATAAATATAGCATTAACATGCTACACTTATACTAACACCTAATAACTTTCTCTCTATGCTTATATTAAGTTAGGGAGCCTTTAATTGTAGTGGGGTAAAAGCTTGGGCGGATTTGATTGGGTATATAACCATCTCTTCCAGAAACCTCGCACTCACTACATTATTGATTAACAATTAAAGCTGAAGAGCATTGTACTAAATTATCATGGAAAACCACTTATTTAGAATCCATCACAAGATAAAACTACAACTTGATGCTATATGTCAAGAAGCAGGAGATATGAATGTAGAAGAGTTTATGCAAGTGTATGAATCTCTCAAACAAGATATGTATCCTAAGAAAACAGGTATCAGTCGTAACTTCCAAGAAGATATGATTAATGATATGGACATGGGTCAATAATAACAATAATAACAATAATAAACTCACTTGTAAAACAAGGGTAGATACCATAAGAAACAGCTTGGTTGAGTGAGCAAAGTAACAGGGGAATAAGGTTATGCGTTAAAACCTGAATGATTTTATTAACTCTCATCCAATTGCAGGTGATACTCTGAGTGGTATCAAATAGCGGAATGCACAAGTCAAGGATTGCAACCTTGTGAGAGTTTTTAATTAACTTAAGGCTGGAGAGCATTGTACTAAATCGTTATGTCAAATTTAAATACTAAGATGAGTCTATTTGAAAAATTATATGATAGAAAACCATCTCTTGCTGAGTGGATGAAGTTTTCATCTGACCCTTCTGTAGATGATATGCTTACAACTAAAGGGAAAGAGTCACATTTTAAAAGAAAGTAATAATAATAAACTCTCATCCAATTGGATATTTACATAAAACTCTTCTATTAGATAAGTATGTATTTGTTTCTTACAAACCTTCTTTATAGTCAGGTAAGAAAGTATCCAAGGTTGGGAGTTTTTAATATAATATGGGGCTGGACTAACAATCGTGGTTTCTAGATAACCTCAACGCTGCAGGAGAGCAGAGGAAAGGCCTTTTTATAGATAAATACGTTTAATTAATAAATACAACAACAATGAGAGAAATTAAGTTAACACCCACGGAGTTTTACAGATTTAGAAAGGTTGCATTCCTATATGGAGTGTTATTTATGTGTAGTATAGCAAATAGTATGTACACAGTAGAGGCCAAAGATGATAGACTAGAACAGATAGGATATTAATATGGCTAATGGAACCACACATGAGGTTGAGTATGACAATGTTGTACTCAATGTCACTGGTTTTTATGAACCAGAGGAGAAAGAAATAACATATGATGCAGATATGACTGGTTATCCAGGAGCACCTGCAAACTTTGAGTCACATATAATATCATGTGGAGGCCAAGATATCATTGGTATTCTACATTATGATACGATAGCAGAGATAGAAACATTAATCTTAAATAAATACTATGAACATGATTATTAAAAAGCACAAGGTGCTTCAAACAGGATTGCACTGTATTATAGACAAGAACAATCGTGTACATGTATTCACAGAAGATGAATACACACACATTACATGGTGGAGCAGAGTTAAACGTAAACTATTTAAGTTATGAGTAGACATAAGGAGTGGGACTTCAGAGAAAGTCAAGGAAGAACAAGAGAGCACTACGAACGCAATGTTAGTGGATGTTTCTACATAGTAGCATTTGTAGTATTTGTTGGTATTATCAGTATGATTGTTTATGCAATACTACCATGATAAAAATACAGAAAACAAAGACGCTTGTAACTAAAGACAATAACAATAGTGCTAACTGCATTGCACCAAACCTCATCTATGGTTGTTTTGGTGGTTGTGTTAACACTTATTGTTATATGTCACGTTACAATGGGACCAGAGTGTTTGTCAACACTAATGTTGATGAAATCTTTCAATCAGTTGTTGAATGGGAGAAGACTTACAACAAAGTGCCTGACCAACAAGATCCTGTATACACAATGGTAGACATTGCATGCAATACAGACTTAGTACTTATGCAGAAACATGTAAAGAAAACAGGAGTTTCTTTACACGATTACTTGCTTATGTATGATAAACACGAAAATCTTAACACAACAATGGCTACAAAATATCCAGGACTACTAACGTTAGACGTTAGTAATTTTAACAAGCCTCCAAGAGTGCGTGTTAGTCTTATGCCACAAGCATACTCTGATGTACTTGAGCCTAAGATGCAAAAGATAGAGTCTAGGATACAAGATATCAACCGTCTTAAAGATTTAGGATGGGAAGTGCACATAAACTATTCACCTGTTGTTTTTCAGAGAAGGTGGATACAAGAGTATGATGAACTATTTGCAGAGGTGAAGCGTGTAGCAGGTGTGAACAAGTGTGAAGTGATAGTGCTCACTAATCATAGGAATCAGATGGCTAAAGCATCACCAGAAGCACAAGAGATGATGAAACACAGTTGTGAGATCAAGAATAACAGTGGTGTTATGAGATATCCAATACGTGATAAGACTAAATTGCTCTCAAGATGGAAGCAGTTGTACAATAAATACTTTGAATTAAACACAATTAGATATATATTTTAAAATGGAAAATTACAGAAGAGTAAAAGGTTATGAGTTTGAGTTTATAGACCAAGGATCAGATGATAGATTCTATCAGTGTCGTGGTGATGTTTATTATGATGATGAACATGATGAGATCCCTGAACCAGGTTTATGGGAAGCAGCTCTACAATTAGAACAACAACTAAAAGACGAGGGTTATGTTGCAGATGCAAACCACTCTGAGAAAGGATGGGTTGAGGTATGTCTGCTTTAATGATAAGTGTAATTGAATGGAATACTGGACAGTCATTTCATTCTAAGAACCTAGCAGCTAGTTATTTCAATATACCTTATTCTTTAGTTACTAGGAGTATTAAGAAAAAGGAAGAAGTGATTACTGAAAGAGGTAAGAAGCTTAGATTTACACTAGGTGGCTCAACAAGATCTAGATCTGTTGTACACAAACCAAAGACTGATGATGGTGAAACATTAAACTTTGGTAAGCACAAAAGAGTGCAGATGAGAGACATACCAACACAATACTTAAAATGGGCCTATGATAATGTGAGTAGGTGTCCAAAGTGTGTTGAGAATGAATTGATAAAAAGAAATGAATTACTAAATAGATAAATAAAATGGAAGGACAAAAAAGATTACCAGAGGACATGGCTAGTAACAAGCAGCCTCACGTTATGTGCCCAGAATGCTTTAAGGGCTCAATTGAGTTTAACTTTATTACCAATGACGGTAGTTGTAACCACTGTGGTACACAATTTACTAAACATGGTGATAGTATAAGATATGTCTAATGTTTGTGGCTGTAGAGTTACACTTTCGTCACTATGATGCAGAAGAGTTAAAAGAGGGAATGCTCTTTATGAATCATTTGTATCCTGGTACCGAGAGAGAGCACATAGAGATCTTTATGTTAAAGAAGGAATCTATACATGAGATGATTACACCAGAGATAATGTATATGGAAAATGGGTTTCCTGTTTATCCATATCTATTAGATTCAGACGGTAAGGTTGTAGCAACGCCTGAAGAGATAGGTTTGTTTGATCCAGGTGATGTATCAGATAATCTTATAGATTTTGAAGTTAACGAGATAAACTTTATAATGAGAGAGTTTGATGGATTACTTGAAGTATTTGTTGATGAAGATGAATACGAACAAGGAGATATTATACCTGTACTAGACGAAGGTAAGGTTATACTAAAGTTTTTAGATGATAACGATGATGAATTATATTTTGAAGAAGACTAATTATGGAAGAATTAAGTAATTGCTGTGGCGCATCAAGATGGTATGACACAGATAGATGCTCTGATTGTAAAGAACATGCAGAGTTTAACGAAGAAAACGAAGAATAGATATGGGAGTAGATATTTATGGCAAAGCGCCAAAGTTAATAGGCAAGAAGCCTGAACTAGATTTTAGTGATACTAATATTACTGATAAGCAGAAGAAAGAGTACTGGGATGCACTAGAAAAGTGGGAAGAAAAGAATCCTGGTTACTATTTTAGGAGTAATTGGTGGGGTTGGAGGCCTATAGTTATGTTGTGTGCACATGCAGCAGAACAACACAGATTGGAGTTTAACTTTAATGAATGGATGGGTAATGATGGACTAGGATTGGACAACTGGCAAGAGTGTAACGCTCTAGCAGATGCATTAGAGCTCTCTATTGCTGAAGAGGAAAACCTAAAAGATGATGAGGATACTATATATTGTAATATGGGCTCTTGGACTCAATCAGGTGGTAACATGGTTGATGAGGAAGTAACAGATAGACTTAATGAAGACTATCCTTATGGTTCAATCATGTTTACTAGTATAGTTAGTGATAGTGGTAACATCTATTATCCCTCACATGGTACACCTCTTTGGTTGATTAATGAATTTATTAAGTTTCTTAGAAATTGTGGTGGGTTTTCTGTTTGGTAATCTAATTAAATTGATTACTTTTGTAAGCTCACCAATAACGTAGTATGAAGTTCATAACCTTTTTAATTAGATGGGTAGCAGGCAATTTGTCTATACCTTTCTGGGTAGTAGGACATATACATTTGTCTATACATGATTTTCATGATTTATACGAAGTATTAAGTAGTGTAAGTATGAATATCATTGTAGCAATTGGATTTTATTTAGAATGGAAAGATGTAAATAAACAAGAACATGGATAATGTAATTATATATGATATAGAAACTATGCAGGAGTGCTTTATTGTTGTATGTATGCAACCTGATAAGACACCTAAGAGCTTTACAGTTAGTAAGTGGCAGAATCAGCTGGATGCGTTTGTAAAGTATACAGACACACATAAGGATGCATATTGGGTAGGTTATAATAATTTACGCTTTGATGGTCAAGTGGTTGAGTGGATACTCAGAAACTATGAACAGTGGCATGATTGTACAGGACTAGAGATATGTGCTAAGATTGCACAAAAGGCTCAGGACGTTATACATGATGCTAACTATGATGTGTTTCCAGAGTATAGAGAGCACGAGCTTTCTCTAAAGCAAATGGACTTGTTTAAGATACACCACTATGATAATAAGAACAGACGTGTTAGCCTGAAGAGGTTAGAGTTTGAAATGGATCTTGAGAACATAGAGGAGATGCCTATACATCATACTAAGACAAACATGACTAAGGATGAAGTGTTCTTATCATTACAGTACTGTTTTAATGATGTTGACGCAACCTATGAGTTCTACAAGATTACCATAGGACAGACAGAGCACCCTTTATACAAAGGTAACAACCAAGTACAGCTTCGTAAAGATATAGAAGAGGAGTTTGGTATAAGCTGTCTTAATTACTCTGATAGTAAAATTGGTGATGAGATCATCAAGAAGTATTACTGTGAGGAGAAGAACATAGACATGCGTGAGCTTCCACGTAAAGGATACTTTAGGAAGAGTATTGACATGAAGAATTGTATTGCTCATTACGTTAAGTTTGAGACCAAGCAGCTACAGGACTTGTTAAGTAGTATCAAGAAGCGTAAGCTAGGCCTTATGGATAACTTTAAAGAGCACGTACATTTCTATGATAATGTATATTCTTTTATGAAAGGTGGTCTTCATACAGAAAACAAACCAGAAGTGTTTGAAGAAGATGAAGATCATGAGATTATAGATTGGGATGTAGCTAGCTATTATCCTGCTATAATAATTAACAATGAGAAATATCCTGCTCACCTGGGTAAAGAGTTCTTGAATGGATACAAACGTATGTTTGAGAAACGACTAGAGCTTAAACCACAAGCTAAGGGTGACAGGAGGATTAAGGGGATTGTAGGAGCGCTTAAGCTTGCAGTCAATTCTGTGTACGGTAAATCATCTGACATGAACTCATGGATATATGATAGGCAGTTAACTATGTTCACCACTATAACTGGTGAGTTTAGTCTAATGATGCTTATTGAGAAGTATGAGCTCAATGATATCAAGATTATCTCTGCCAACACAGATGGTGTAACAGTTAAAGTGAGAAAAGACTTGATTCCTAAGATGCATGAGATCAATGACTGGTGGTGTAAGACCACACAGTATGTACTAGAGCGTACAGACTATACAAAGATCTTGTTTTCCACTGTTAATGACTACTTAGCCATCATGCCTGATGGTTATGTCAAGAAGAAAGGGGACTTTCTTACAGACTTTGAGCTTCATAAGAACAAGTCAGGTAGGATAGTTCCCATTGCTCTTGAGCAGTACTATGTGCACGGTACTCCTGTTAAAGATACCATTATGAATCATAAGAATTTGTATGATTTCTGTATCAGGAAGAAGGCATCTAGAGATTTCCACTATGAGGGAATCGATAAAGTAACTAATGTTAAAACGAAGTATAACAAATTGATTAGATACTATGTGGCTAACGTTGGTGAGAAAGTTTACAAGGTAAAGAACCATGACTCTGATAGTAAAGCTGCTAAGAGAAGTCAGGTGGAAGCTGGTGAATGGGTGTGTCACGTTTGTAATTATCTAGAGAAAGATTCCTCAGTAGATAATATAAACTATAAATACTACATAGACCAAGCGGAGAGCATGATTGTAAAGATTCTTACAAAAGGCAAACGTAAGAAGAACATTGTAGTACCTAATCAACTAAATTTATTTTAAATGTGAAGAAAAAAGCTAAGATAAATAGAGGTAACATAACTAGACATCTTATTGAGTATCAGTTAGATATGGTTGGAAAGCGATTAATAGACACACTAGATGACGACAAATGGTATTTCAACTGGACAATGACAAGAGAACAGCATAATGAGTTTTATAAGTATGCTGTGAAGACACTCAAAAAGGTGTTTAGGTTTAACACAAATAAAGCAAGAGAAACGTTCCAATGGTTTTATGAACAATTTGGACTAAGAATTAAAGATTAACAATTAAAATTAACAATTATGAACAACGGAGTATTATTATTTACAGTTATTGCAATGCTAGTAGGACTAGTTTACACACTTTATGCAGTGTTCTTTGATAGTCAAGAAATACCACAAGAACCCTTACCAACACCAAAACGTAAGAGAGGTAGACCAAAAGGAAGTAAGAATAAAGTCAAGAGAACAGAGATAGTAGTAAATAAACCAAAACGTGGTCCAGGTAGACCTAAAGGATCTAAAAACAAGAGCAATGTCAAAACTAATTAACGAAGACTGGGAACACGCATCACGCTTTGCTGATGAATCATTTAATATGCTGCACCAGCAGTACATAATGGAAGCAGAGTGGCAAGAGTGGCAATACGAACAGCAAAAAAAGAAAAAGAAACCTGCTACTATAGTGGTAGAAAAACCAGCAAGAGATGAGAATGCACATAAGTCCACAAGTATTCAAAGAACTCATCAAAAAAAGTTATAATCTTGACTTAATTTATTTGCTAAAGTTGATTGAAGAGCAGTATGACATACAACCCTTGTATGAGGACAGTATGAAGATTGCTGCTCTACATCAAAGTTTAATAAGGAAAGGATTGATAACTAAGGATGAAGAGAAGATAACAACCATTGGTAAAGACTTATTGAAGTTTGTTACTGATGAGAATACTAAAAAGATAATAAAACGTAAACCAATAACAACAGACTTTGAAGAGTGGTGGAAACAATACCCTCCTACAGATTCATTCAATATTAATGGCAAACAGTTCAAAGGAACTAGATCATTACGTAGAGGTAAAGAAGAGTGTAGAAGAAAGTTTAAAACCATTATAGAGGAAGGAGAATTCAATGCAAAACAACTAATAGATGCTCTAAAGTATGAGGTGGACCAAAAGGTTAATCGTTCAGTACGTGAGAGAAAAAATATAATGAGTTTTATGCAAGGTTCTATTCCCTATTTAAATCAACGCACCTATGAAAGCTTTATAGAGCTACTAGAGCAAAATAAAGATCAGGATGATGTAGATTCAAATTCAGGAGGTCCAACAGATATATAATTTATGGAAAATACACTAGAATTCAACGAGTGGATGAAAAAAATCAAAAGCAATTATTATTCAGATGATAAACAGATGAATAATGCATTTGAGAAATTAAGAAAATTAGCAAACGATAAAAACTGGAGAGATGAAAATAATAATTAGTATAATATTGTGGATAGTAGTAGCAAGAGTTATGATATGGATAGGTGGATACATCTGGCCAGAAGATAGAGATGACTTTGATAACAATTTAAGATATTAGTATGAGTTTTGAATTACTAAAGAAAGAAGTACAGAAAGGTATTGATGGGCGTAATGGTGGTATACCTATGGGCTTTGACAGGCTCAATAGGTATGTTGGCATTAGAAAGTCAATGTACTATTTGATTGGTGGGTTGACTGGTTCAGGTAAGACTAGCTTCATTGATGATGCATTTGTACTTAATCCTGTAGACTGGGCTATGTCTGAAGAAGGACAAAAGTCTGGTATAAAGGTGAAGGTGTGGTATAGATCTATGGAGCGTAGTAGAACTTACAAGTTTGCTAAGTGGACTTCACGTAAAATATTTCTAGATCAGGGTGTAATCATACCTGTTAACAAACTACTTGGTTGGACAGAAAAGATGACTAAGGATGAGCATGATTTGTTCCTTATGTATGAAGACTATATGACAAAGCTTGAAGAGGTAGTGACTATCATCGATGGTCCTGAGAATCCTGTAGGTATTGCTAAGGAGTTAAAAGCTTATGCGCTAGAACGTGGTGAGATAATACAGCAAGACAAGTACAACAAGGTGTATGTCCCTAATGACCCTAATGAGATAACACTAGTTGTACTAGATCATATAGGTTTACTAAAAACTACTAGGGATCAGCCAACAAAGAAAGCAGCTATTGACAAGATGAGTGATGAGTTACGTTATGCACGTGACTTCTATGGTCACTCACCAGTAGTAGTTAGTCAGTTCAATCGATCTATATCTAATCCTATCAGGATAAAGAATGGTGATGTTGAACCACAACTAGAAGACTTTGCTGATAGTTCTACTACACAGAATGATTCTGATGTATGTATGGCCTTGTTTGATCCTATGCGTTACAATGTTGAAGACCCATCTGGATACAATCTAGGTAAACTTAAAGATGAGTATGGTGGTAAGTATTTTAGAAGCTTAAGACTGATCAAGAATAGTTATGGTGAAGATGACATTAGAATTGGTCTTGCATTCCTTGGTCAGATAGGTATGTTCAAAGAGCTACCTAGACGTAGAAATATAACTGATGCAGACTATGAGTCTGTAATAAACAAATCATTTTTTATATCATGACATTAAGAGATAAAAGACAATCAGAATTTGCAGACACTTGGCTAAATCATGGTAAGTTTGGGATCCTAAACTTATGCCCTAGGTTTGGTAAGATTAGAACGACCATCAACATCCTTAACCAGATGAACGACAATTGTACTATGTTGATTGCATATCCTGACAACAAGATTAAACAGTCTTGGATAGAAGAGTTTGAAGAGATGAGTTATACTAATGAGAATGTAACTTATACAACTCACAGATCATTACATAAGCACTCAGGTACTGAGTTTGACATTGTTATTATTGATGAGATACATTTACTCTCAGAGGCCCAGATAGGTGTTTGTGTAGATTTATTCTCTCAGAATGATAACATACTAGGGTTAACAGGTACACTATCTAGATGGACCAAAAGGACATTAAAAGAAGAGCTTGGTATATCTGTGATTGCTGACTACCCAATACACAAAGCTATTGAGGAAGGTGTTATAGCTGACTACCAGATAACAGTAGTCAAGGTACCTTTAGATAACATAACTCGCAATGAGTATGGTAAAAAGAAAATAAAGAAAACAGAGCTTCAGCAGTTTAAATACCTTAGTGGTGTTATAAACAAGATGATGTACTCTGGTGGTAATAGTATGTTCATGCGTCTAGCACGTATGAGACTTATACAAAGCAGCTTAGCTAAGAAGCAAAAGACTAAACAGATTCTTAATGATAACAAAGATCAGAGAATACTAGTGTTTTGTGGTGTAACAGCAATAGCTGATAGTCTTGGTATACCCTCTTATCACAGCAAGTCTAAAGACAAAGATGCACTTAAAAACTTCGCAGAAGGAAAGGGTACACACATGGCTGTTGTAAAGATTGGTAACACAGGAGTTACATACAAACCACTAAACAAGGTGATAATCAATTACTTTGATAGTAATGGTGAAAACCTAGCACAGAAGATTAATAGATGTATGGCTATGGAATATGATACTCCAGACAAGAAAGCACAGATATATATTATATCCTCTGATGAGAAAGTTGAAGATAAATGGCTTAACAAGGCCCTTGAATTCTTTGACAAAACTAAGATTAAATACGTATAAAAATCGTATATTTGTAAAACCTAATATTAATAAATAAATAAATAAAATGAGTTCAAAATTAATTGGAGTTGTTGGCGAAACAGGGACAGGTAAGTCAACAGCAGTAAAGCACTTAAACCCTGAAGAAACTTACATTATCAACGTTGCAAAGAAAGAGTTACCCTTTAAAGGTTCTCAAAAACTTTACAACACAGAAAACAAAAATTACAAAGAAGTAGATGATCCAACTGACATTACAAGGTTGCTTAGAACTATCTCGGAGAAAGCCCCACACATCAAAACTATTGTCATAGAAGACAGTAATTACTTAATGGGTTTCAGAATGGTAGAGAAAGCTATGGAGACTGGATTTACAAAGTTTAGTGTAATGGCTAAAGACATGGTTGACATGTTTAGAACAGCTAGAGCACTACGTGATGACCTAGTTATCTTTTATTTCTCTCACCCTGAAACTATAGAAGACAGTGGAGAGATAGTAGGATACAAAATTAAAACAGCTGGTAAACTTATTGACAATCAAGTATTGTTAGAAGGTTTATTAACTGTATGTTTGTATACTCATGTAGAAGAAACTAAGAGTGGAGCTACGTATGAATTTCTAACAAATAGATTTCGTAAGAAGCCTGCAAAGAGTCCAGATGGTATGTTTGAAACAACAAGAATACCTAACAATCTACAGGCAGTAAGAGATAGTATAGTAGAGTATTATAATTAATAAATAACAATTAAAATTAAAATTTATGAGTACAATTGGAGGAGTAAAAAGAGAATCCGCAATAAACAGTGAAAACACAGCTTACCCAAAGAAAGTAGGCCTATTTGAAGCAGACATACTTGCAATTAATCCAACTATAGAAGAGTATAGTACAGTCCTTGGAATGGAACTAAATCCAGATAGCAAAGCTACTGAGTATCTAGGAACTACTAAAGATGGTAATACATACCTTCGTGTAGATGTTTGGCTAAGACAAATCAAGACAGATAATCAATTCAAAGTGAGTTTCTTCTTGGAAGATAAGGAAAGAGAGAACCGTGATGGAACTAAAAAACAATACATAAATAGTGTAGGTATGACAGCCTGGGCTGCTGATGAAGCTGATCTATGGGATTGGTTTACCAAAGGACGTGATTATCGTGTTGCGTATGTTGGTGAGGAAGACTTGTATGATTTTGTTCGTACATGGTTAGGTAAGTTAGACTATCGTCATGCAGATACAGTTCTTCAACTAGATTGGAAGAAACTTATGCGTGGTAATATTGGTGATCTTAAAGGTGAAGTGGAAGGTGAATGGTGTAATACTGTTGTAGCACTGGCAACTGTTGTTGTTAAAGAACGTGATGGTGAAACTAAAGAGTATCAAGGTATCTATAACAAAGGATTCTTGGGCGGTTATACCATGAAGCAATTCAGACTAGTAGACTATACAGACAAAAGAACACTAGATAGTTTGAGATCTAGAAAACCACGTGAGCTTAAGCCACACGAAAGATTTGTAGTTCGTGTAAGTGGTGAGTACGGTTGTAAAGACTATTACATTCTTAAAGAAATAGAAGAGTATAATCCTGGTGATAATCTTGTCGCCTCTGATAGTTATATATCAGATGATGGGTCAGACTACTAATCAAACCAATGTATAATAATAGCCCTCTTCAGAAATGTTGAGGGCTTTTTTAATATAAAACTTATGATAAAAGGAAAGAAGTATGTACGTATAAGTGCAGAGCTAATACTGTCTAAAATATCAGAGTATGATATCTTCAGGTTTTATATGCCTAATAATGGTTGGAAGCTAGGACAAGCAACATACTCTCCGTTCAGAGATGAGAAGAATCCATCATTCCTGATTGGAGTTAGAGGAGACACTATAATGTTTATTGACTTTGGTGATACTAGTATGAAAGGAGATTGTTTTGAGTTTGTAAAAAAACTCTATAACATTCCTACATTTCATGAAGTGCTAATTAAGATTGATAATGATTTTAACTTAGGAATAAGTTCAGGATCTGATTCAAAAGAATATAAGAAGATAATTAAGTCTTATTCTCAACCAGAGATGGTAGCAAAAGATTATTCTTTTATTCAGGTGAAGACAAGAGCTTTCACACATGAAGAATTAGCTTACTGGAATGAATACTATCAAGATATTGAGGATCTTAAAGCTAACAACGTATTCTCAATTGCTGAAGTGTATCTAAACAAGAAGCGTATTGTTATACCAGACAATGAGCTTAGGTTTGGATACCTCTATGATGGTCACTGGAAAATATATAGACCATTCTCTGATAGAAAATGGAAGTGGATGCCTAATAATGTACCAATCACTGCTATGGATGGTAAAGATGACATCAAAGATTGTGATGTTGCATTTATCAACAAGAGTAAGAAAGACTACATGGTTATGAAAAAGTTATATCCATGTTGTTGTGCTGTTCAGAATGAAGGTATGGGCTGTTTCTCTGATGAGAATGTACAGTTCTTGTTGGATAACTCAAGCAGACAAATACTATCGTTCGATAGCGATGAAACAGGCGTATCTAATAGTAAGAAGATTACTGAGATGTTTGGATTTGATTATTGCAATGTACCCAGAAAGTTCCTAAAAGATGGGATTAAAGACTGGGCAGATCTTGCAAGAGTTCATGGACTCAAAGTGATAGAAGAATATTTAATAAATAAAAACATAATACAATAAAAATGAAAAGAGCAATTACAAATGCTGTTGAGGCTAGAAATACTATGCTGTCAGCACCAATTCCCCAAGAAACAAAAACCTATAAACCTGTAAGTCATCAAGAACTTATAGACTTAACACTTGAAAGTATATACCAGTCAGGATATAAGCTTGAGAGTCAAAACTATTCTACAGCAAGAGAAGGTAATGTAGCAAATGGACGCTACACTATAGCTAACGTTGCTGATTCTGAAATGAAGTTACAAATTGGATGGCAGAACAGTTATGACAGAAGTTTATCACTCAAGTTTGCATTAGGTACAAGTATTATTATTTGTTCTAATGGTATGGTGAAAGGTGATCACGGTGCGTTTAGAAAGAAACACCAGGGAGATATACAAACTTTTACACCATCAGCTATATCAGAGTACATCAAAGGTGGTGGAGATGCTTTTCAAACTTTACAGAGTGATCGTGATACGTTAAAGCAGTACGAGGCTACAGACAAAGTTCAAGCTGAGGTGATAGGTAGATTGTTTCTTCAAGAAGAAATTATCTCATCATCACAAATGAACATTATTAAGAAAGAGCTTAATGTTCCAACTCACAATTATGGTGCACAGGGAAGCATGTGGGAACTTTATAATAATGTCACATTTGCTATGAAGCAATCACACCCATCAGATTGGATGCAAGATCATATAGATGTTCACAACTTCTTTCTTGATCACACTGGTAATCTGAATAAAGAAATGCAAGAAGATGCAGACACGTTTGCAGCTGTACTTAGTAACCAATTAAATATGTTTTAATCATGATAGTTAGTGAATATGTAAACAACTTTATACAGTTGTTAAAGAAGAATCCTGAGATAGGTGAATTAGAAGTAATCTATTCTCAGGATGCAGAGGGTAACTCTTATCAGAAAGTGTTCTACACTCCATCAATTATGAAGACAGAAGGATTGGAGAATGCATATGTTACAGGAGTAGTAAATATAGACCCAAATGAGATAGATGAGGAAACAAGTGCATTATGTATTAACTGATGGGACGTACATTAGTAACAGGAGGAGCAGGTTTTATTGGAAGTCATTTATCTGAACAATTGCAGAAGCTAGGAGAAGAAATTATCATACTTGATAATTTTAGCACTGGAAAGCTTAAGAATTTATTTCCATTAAAACCTCAACCTTTAGTGATAATCTACGAGGTAGGTAGCACTATGTGGGGACATTTACCTGATATGCAGTTTGATACACTTATTCATTTAGCAGCACCTGTATCTGTAGAAGAAAGTTTAAGTAACAAAGAGAAGTACCACGACCAGATTGTTGATGGTTCAGCTCTTTTATTTGAATGGGCTATTAAACAATGTGGCTGTAAAGAGATAGTTGTAGCTTCTACAGCTGCTGTATATGGTGATTCAAGAAGTTTTCCTCTATCAGAAAATAGTGATTTAGACCCATTGAATCCATATGCAACATCTAAGTATATGATGGAAGCAGTCTGTAAAACAGTACCAGATGATGTTTCTGTAGCAGTATTAAGATTCTTTAATGTTTTTGGAGAAAGACAGCTTAATCAAGGTGGTTACCTTTCAGCTGTACCTATATTTCTAAAACAATATTTGAGTCACAAAAAGCTAACAGTTACAGGAGATGGTCAGCAGACTAGAGACTTTGTATATGTTAAAGATGTAGTTGATGCCATCATAGCTGCAATAGGAACTAAAGGCACTTGGAACGTTGGTTCTGGTCAGGAGTTAAAGATTATAGATATTGCTAAAGCTTTTAGTAATAATATAGAGTTTATACCTGCTAGAGAAGAAGCTAAACGATCCGTTAGTAACATAAGTAAGATAAAAAGAGACTTGGGCTGGACGCCACAAGTAAGTTTAATTAATTGGATAAAATCAATAAAAAATGAAATGGGATAATTTTAAAGAACACTTTCATCCATCGTGGCATGGAAAGATGAAACCATTTATAGAAAGCAATGAGTGCAATGATATATATGCATTCTTGAAGAAAGAGAGTAAGAGGGGCAAACAAATTGCTCCTCTGTCAGCTCAGGTCTATAGATGTTTCAAAGAAACACCACTGGATGAAGTGAAAACAGTGATTGTAGGCATGTGTCCTTATCACACATTTAAGAACGGACTACCTGTAGCAGATGGTTTACTTATGGGATGTTCAGTGACAGGTTATGTACAACCTTCTCTAAAGCAATTTTACAATGCTCTTGAGAATGAGTTTCACAGAGGTCTTAATCTAAGCTATGATCCATCTCCTGATGTATCTTATCTAGCAGAACAGGGAATACTAATGCTTAATGTAGCACTCACCACTGAGAAGAACAAAGCTGGTAGTCACATAGATGTGTGGGAACCTTTTACAAAGTATTTATTTGAAGAAGTTCTTAATCCACTAGGTGTACCTTATGTATTTCTTGGTAAAGATGCTGGAAGATACAAAAGGTATGCAGGAATATTTGCTCACACATTTGTTGTAAGTCACCCAGCTAGCGCTTCTTATAAAGGAGTTGACTGGGACAGTGAGGGTGTGTTTACAAAGGTAGATACATTAATTTATGAAAATAACGGATATAGTATCAATTGGCTAAAAGATGCAGAAGATCCATTTTAAAAACAATTAAAAACAGAAAAATGAACGGAATATTAACAGAAGACGCTGGTACATTAAAACCAGGAGACGAAATCATTACTAACCAAGGCTCAGAAATGAGATGTTATATAGTGGAAGAAATTCCACGAGTTAGTAAATTGAAAACATGGCATAACGGTAAAACACGATACATAGCTGTAAAGTGCAGAGCTGCTATAACTATGAAGACAACTACAGGTATTAATCAATGGAATAAACAACCTTGGACTAACACTTATAAAACTTATGAGTTTAGAATACCTAATGAAAATGATCCAACAATAAAGGTGGATTTAAACTGGAAACAAATATATATAACTAATAGAAATGATTATGATAGACAATAATGTAAACAGACCCATTAAAATAGAAGATCTTCAAGTAGGAGATGAAGTAATTGTACGAGGTGTAGACCTTAACTATATGCAAATTGTAAGACCACCAGTACAAAAACAGGTGATAGATAACTGGACTAAAAAGCCTGTTATGAGATTTACATCAGCTGTATGTAATAGGATTAATAGTAAGTTTGGAAGTAAGTTTTCAGATGATAAACAAAAAGTTAGATTCGATTTTGTATGGAAATCAATCTGGTTAGTAAAAAGAGAACAAGAATTAATTAATAAATAAATAGTAAGATGCGATTAGAAAAACAAAAACAGGCACATGTTCTATACTCAGGACAGAAAAATGAGAGTATAGGCATGTCATTAGACATGGATTCTGCACAAGTATTAATGCAGATGTTAAGTAAAAACCTTTATTCAGATGCAATAGGTTCAACTATTAGAGAATGTGCAAGTAATGCACTCGATAGCCACAGACGAGCTGGAGTTAATAAGCCTATAGTTGTGTCACTGGTACAGAATAATTCTAATAACTGGGAATTCTCTGTTGAGGATTTTGGTACAGGTCTAGATCACCAAGATGTAGAAAACATTATCAGTAAGTATGGTAAATCTACTAAACGTGATAGTGATACAGAGCTTGGTATGATGGGTCTTGGTTTCAAAGCTCCGCTAGCATATGCTAGTAGTTTCTATTTTACATGTAGAAAAGATGGTATAGAACGTAAGTATATGATGTATGAAGGTGAGGAAACAAACACTATCGATTTAATTAATGAAACTCCTACAACAGAGTGTAATGGTGTGAAAGTTATCGTACCTATAAAATGGGGTGATAAATATGACTTCCTGAGAAAGATAAAGCAACAGCTTGCATACTTTGAGGATGTATACTTTAATGTAGATGATGTTGATAACAACTTTACTATTCATAGATCTAAATTATTTCAGTTCTCTGAACTAGCTGATGATGATAAGCTACACATTTGTCTTGATAATGTTTATTATCCTCTTGACTTTGATAAGCTTGGTATAGATATTATATATATACCTGTAGGCTTAAGGTTTAGTTTAACAGATGGTTTATTTCCAACTCCTAATAGAGAGTCTTTAATTTATACAAAAGAGACAAAGTCAAAGGTTCTTAAGAAGCTAGCTGAGTTTTCTGATTACTATGTAGAAAAGTACAATGAAAGTGTTACAGATAGTGACGATGTTATGAGTTTTCTGAACTATTATTATAGTGATACAAGAGAGATAGATTTATTTGGAAAAAAGTTTAATCTTAATTCTCTAAACAATTACATAACAATTCCTTTTGCTAAACCAAAACTTGAAGGAGTAGATAGCTGGGACATCTCTACATTTGGTAAACATGAGTTTCATTATATTTTAGGAGAATACAAGTCTAGCTACAGATATGAAGGTGGTAGAATGTATCAGATAAAAGAAAGCCATTGGGGAAGAAATGTAAACTGGAATGATATGGAAAAATATACATTCAAGATGCAAGATGCAATGAGAGGTCATAAAAAGGCATATCTTAGAGAGCTTTGTGAAGATATAGCTAGTGACAAATCTTCTAGTACTAATTCTAGAAGAGTTACATTTATTCGTAAGTCAAAGTCTTATCCTCTAAAATCTTTAACGACTGGTACTGACAGCTATTATGATATTTTGAAGCTAACTAATTATCCTAAGTCTGAGTGGAGAGGTGTAATTAAAGACTTTCAGTATGTACAGTCATTACTTCTAAAACCTCTTAAAGATGCTGATGCTATTGTGGTACCTCAAGATTGGATAGATGATAGAAAAGCTAACACTGTAACTAAGATGCGAGCTACTAGAGCTGCTAAAGGTGAAAAGGTTGAAGGAGACTTCAATTGTAAAATAGCTGAAGAGCTTCTCAGATATAATGATGGCAGGAATTGTAAGTTTGTGTCACATAGAATCAATATTGCATCTGTAGAAGAGGGCAGTGTTACTTATGTATACACTAATCATGATGATTACATGCTGCTTGATAATTTGTATGAAGAAACTGAGCGCATGGGTATAAAGTATATTACGTTTTCAAAGAGGGAGTTAGAAGCATTAGAGAAATCTCCTAAAATTGATAATCTAGTTTCTTATGATGACTTTATAAAAGGTGATGACAAGTTTATTAAATTCATGACTGCATTATATTGCTGGAAGTTTATAAACAAGGACTATAATGTTGATTTATTTGATAAAAGCTATCTAATTGGTAAGGTTAGGTCTAAGTTAGCAAATAAATTTATAAAGATATCTGAATATCAAAAACAATACATTGTAGGTGGTAGATATCGATCTTATAAGCATGGAGAGAAACTACTTCAACTCGCTCATGATAATAATCTATTTAACGATTATATATATGATATGATAGAAGAATTAGAAGCTTTCTTAAAGGAGCACCCTTACGTAAATACTATTGCATCTAGTTTAAAATCTTGTGACAGATATAGACAAGAAGGTCTTTTAGACTGTTTAGCTCAGCTGTTTACGTGTAATGGTATTTTTATAAACGATGATTATCAGTTTCTTAAAAATAAAAAAGAACAAACAATTAACAATTAAAAACAATTAAAAATGAGTAAATTTCTAAGTTTAGAGTGGTTCAAAAATAAAGTGGACCACTCAATTGAAAAAGTTATCGAGAAGAAACTTGATAAATTAGTTGAAGAGGTAGACAACGACAGTTCTCCTCAAGAAAATCCGTACAAGACTATAAAGTTAGTAAACGATGTGCTTACTATTGTACTACATGATGATTCTATAATATCTAAGGTAAATGCTACTGAGGATGATTATCATGCTGCAGAGTCAGCTGTTACCATTGGAGATCTCTATACAATTGTTAGTGATCCTAATGTAGCTTCTGAGATTGCAGAGAGAGAAAAGTCAGAAAGAAGACTGAAGGCTCTTAAAAAAGGCTTTACTGTTCTAGAAGAGTGTGGTGAGTTTGTAATTGATGGAGATTCAGTATACTTTAAAGGTATATCTAGATCTCTACCACAGTTATTAGTTGAAGAACTAATTGATGAGGTGAGTCGTGCTGAAGCTTTAGGTATTCCATTAAGTGATTATGATGGATATCAATCCTTGAAGCGCTTCTTTATGTGGTGTGCACTTAATCCAAGAGCTGAAGTTGCACATGAGCTGTATAGATTCTTAAAAGAGAACAGCTTTCGTATAACTAAGCAGGGATTCTTTGTAGCACTACGTAATGTTGTTACACTACATGGATCTCCAGAGCTTGTACATTTCATATCTAATACATATAATAAAGTGAAAGCTGTGTGGAAGAAGAGTCCAGATGACTATAGTGTGTTCCTAGAAAATGGTGAATACAAGCTTGTACATGAAGATAAGCTACACCGTGAAGAAACATATACAACTACAGTGTGTCCACAATGTGATGGAGAAGGTGGTTACTATGATGATAGTGATTTATTTTATCATGATGAAGATGAATGGAATGAAGCAAATTGGATAGAATGTGATGCATGTGATGGTACAGGTGAAGTAGAGCCTTATGAAGTAACACACATAGTGTCAGTAGATCATGGAGAACTGATAGGTAAGCTTACAGATTTATATTTAGACTTACCTAACAGACATGAGAATCGTTTCACAGATGATTGGACCAAAACATTTGACATACGTGTAGGTAAAGTGGTAAACATGCCACAAGAAGAATGTAACTGGTCAACACAAGATTGTGCTGCAGCTGGTTTACATTTTACTTCTGACCAGATACACTATGTAGGATGTGGTGATCAGTCTGTTCTTGTTCTCATCAACCCTATGAAAGTGGTTGGTATTGGTGCACACAAAGGTAGATGCTATGAGTATTTACCAATTATGACTGTACCGAGAGAAGAAGCAACAACTATTCTTCATGATAATCAATTTGATACTCTTCAGTTAGATGAAGTGTATGCTGTACGTGAACTTGATGACTTACAAAATAAGGTGAAAGAAGGTTTTGCTAAGGAATCTAATAAGTATGAGTTTAGCTTGCCAAATATATCTTCTATAGATGTACGTAACATTGTTGGAAGCCTTGAAGAAATGAAGGCTGAAATTACTGCAAGAGTACGCATGGTAGACTAATAAATTAGGGGATAACATTTATTTGAATTATATTTGTTATCCCTTTAATTTTAAAATTATGGCAAAAAAACCAATAAAACCTAGAGTTGCTAGGACTAGAAATGCTGGAACAATGACAGAATCAATGTTCTGGTCTATGATCAGAAGTGCATTAAGACAGAAAAGTAGATGGTGGAAACCAATTGCTGAATGTAAGAAGTTAGCAAGAAGAGCTTACAAAGGAAAGAACAAAAGACAGAAGTGGGAATATCTATGCAATAAATGTAAAAAGTGGTATAAAAGTGATCAAGTTAATGTTGATCATATTGAACCTGCAGGCAGTTTAAATTGCTCAAACGATCTTCCAACCTTTGTAGACACTTTATTTTGTGAACAAGATAACTTACAGGTTCTTTGTAAAACATGTCATGATCAAAAAACACAATTAGAAAAACAATTAAAACAATTTAAGAAATGAAACATTTTATGAATAATGCTATTGAATATTTTAAAACACCTGAATATTATAATAATGGAAAAGATTATGATATTATAGACGTGTGTAAGGATTACGCTCTTTCTTTTAACAGAGGTAATATTGTAAAATATATAACTAGAGCAGGTAATAAAGAAGACGAACTAAAGGATCTACACAAAGCTTTAGATTATTTACAGAGAGAAATTGAGCATGTTAAATCAACAGGGAAGTTATGATAAAGGGAGTTAAAGCAACAACTGTTCAACAGGAGCTTGACATAGTTGTAAGAGAAATTAAGAACTGTCCCACTAAGTATGACAATACAGAAAGACTACTGCTAATAGATGCTGATAGTATTATGTATTTTGCTACACACTTTCCTGAAGAATCTTTAATGGAGTTTCCAACAGAGGAAGAAAGAATAGAAGAAGCTAAGTATAGAACTAGAACTAAGTTAGAAGAAATTCATAATAACATAGAAGAGTTTTACAATATACAAGAGACTTTTACATTTATAGGAGGTCGTGGTAACTTTAGATACAAACTTTATCCTGACTACAAATCAAATCGAAAAGAGAAGAATCCACTGATTCCAATCATTGCAGATTACATGTTAGATGAACTACATGCTATACCTTCTCAAGGAGCAGAAGCTGATGACTATGTATATGATAGTTATGTATTGAGCAAGGGTAATTGTGTTGTAGCAGCCATAGATAAAGATGTGCTCTATAACTGTCCTGATGTACCATTCTATAATTATAGAAGTCACGGAGATACCTTGGGAGAGTTTAAACATATCTCTAAGGAAGAAAGTAGACTAGCTATAGCTTCTCAAGTGGTAATAGGTGATAGTGGTGATGGTGTACCTGGAGCATACAGAGTGGGAAAAGCGTGGTGTAGAGATAACATGCATCTAGGAATGACAGATTATCAATTTACTAAAGCTATATTTAAAGCTTATCTAAAAGCAAGCGGTGGTAACAGTCAGATAGCTAAAGAACAAGCTAGATTAAATTACAGTGTTTTAAAATTATATACACATAAAGAATTAAAAAATGTAAATGAAAACTAAAAAAACAGTAACTAGTATATTTATGGTTCCAACTTTAATGGCACCAAAGAACGCATTGAAAGAAAATGGTTTTGTAAATGCTTATGTAGATGATGTAGACCAAGATTTTAAATACGATAATGTTATTTATATCTTGCTTCTACCTACTGACTTAGCAAAACTTAGAGAGTTCCTTGATGGAGAATATGAACGCACTACATCTATCATTGAGGATTATGATTATGAAGGTGGTTATGTTGTCTTAGTATATAAACTTGATATGAAATGGGAGACAGATTTTGAACTGATCAAACAAGGTAGATATTCTGAAACAACTGATGCGTTTCAAGAAATGTTTCCAAAGATTATAAAGATTAGAAGAAAAGGTTTACACAGAGATGAGATTAGTCTTCAATACAGAGTGTTCAATAAAACAGAGGACATGATAGAGTATTGGGAGGATAAACTAGGTGTAGATTGGGACGACAGTCTTGAAGTGTGGGATGGTTTTGATCAAGGTAAAGAGACCCTTGACATAAATAAAGTAAGAGAAAGTCTCGAATTAACAAAATAAAAATTATGGATGCAAAAAAATTAATGAATGAAAACCCTCTTACAAAAAGTAAATTAAAGGAGTGGTTTCTAGAAAAACTTTTGGCTTCAGCAAATGAATTCAAAGAAGATGACTCTTTCAAAGAGTTCATGATTAAATCTGGTATTACAGATGATCAAATAACAACAATATTTGAAGAGGGAGGTAGAGCCAGTTTAAATATGTTTGATGAGAATAATGTAATAGTGAACATAACACATGACTGGAAGACAAAGAAATTTTCTTATCATATAAATGATGAAAAAAAGACTGGTAAATACTCTTCAAGAAAAGCAGCAGAACTAGATGCAATGACTAAAGCTGTAATTACACTTGAATCAAAATTAACTGAAAACAAGGAGGTAGATGACAACCAAGAGAATTAAACAGTTGGTAGAAGACTACTTTAATGTAGACTTATCAGAGAAAACTAGAAAGAGAAACATAGTTCACATCAGATTTTTATATTATAACTTAGCTTATAACCACGCATCAGATGGTATGAGTTTAACTGCTGTAGGTAATACTATTGGTGGTTTTGATCATGCTACTGTATTATATGGTCTCAGACAGTACAAGAATTTGTATGAGTTTGATAGAGATTTTAGAAATAGATTTAATCCATTTCTTAATGAAGTGGAAGAAGAACTTAGCAAGGATAGTGTCGAAACTAAAAGAACTATACATAGACAAATAAGAAGGATGAAACAAAGAATCTTTCAAATGGAGAAACAATTAGAAGAAATATCTTAAATTTTACAAAATATTATGAGAACAATTGGAAAAATTATAGTAGATTTGCTGTCCGATAATCACATTTCAGACTCAGAGGCTGAGATGTTAATCACACACCTTTCAGAGAAAAAAGAGTCCTTAGGTATACAGCCTGAGAAGACTTCTAGTCCCTATTGGTATCAAACAATAACATGGTGATGAGAACAGCAAAACAATTTAATCAAACATATGAACTAGTTTGCACAGGAGAAGGACTTATAATAGATGTTCCTTCTGTAGTGCAGTTCTTAAACTTAGCATTCATAGACTTCTTGAAAATAGAAGGATTTGAATATAGAGAAATCTCAACGATTCGTGGACTACCTAGAGTTGATACTAACCTTCCAGACATTATGCCTTATGTAGGTAGAATAATTCAATCAGAGCTGGAAGAAAAGATATCACTCATGTTAAAAATTGAGTTTGAAATCGAAGAAAGGTTAAGATCTATAAACCTAGATAAAAACGGTAAACCTATAACAACATGAACAAAGACATTTTTATGACAAGGGTAAATATTCTCCCTTATGAATATCCACAGTTATTAGACTACAAGGATGCAATCAGACACTCGTATTGGATTGATACAGAGTTTAATTTTACAGAAGACATACAGGACTTCAAGGTTACAATTAGTGACCAAGAACGTGATGTTATCAAGAAGACCATGCTTGCTATTGCACAAATAGAAGTAAATGTAAAAACCTTCTGGGCTGATATGTATAAACGTATGCCTATTACAGAGGTGGGTGATGTAGGAATGACATTTGCTGAATCAGAAGTTAGACATAAAGATGCTTATGCTAGACTGTTAAGAATACTAGGTTTAGAAAAAGAATTTCAGAACGTTATAGAGGTGCCTGCAATAGAAGGTAGACTTAAGTACTTAAAGAAGTACTTAGACGGTACACGCTCTAGAGATAATAAGATGTACACTAAGTCTGTACTATTGTTTTCACTATTTATAGAGCACGTAAGTCTATTTAGTCAGTTCTTAATTATGATGAGCTTTAACAAAGAAAGAAATGTACTGAAAGGTATATCTAACGTTGTTGAGGCCACTAGTAAAGAAGAGGAGATACATGGTAACTTTGGTGCTGAGATTATTAACATCATTAAGAAAGAGAATCCTGATTGGTTTGATGCAGAGTTTGAGAACTTAATCTATTCAGCTTGTAAGAAAGCTTATGTTGCTGAGTGTGGTATACTAGATTGGATCTTTGAGAAAGGAGAACTTAGTTTTCTACCTAAAGAAACAATACAACATTTTATCATGAACAGGTTTAACAACTCTCTAGAAAAGATAGGAATGGATTCTATATTTGATGTAGATAAAGATCTGATATCATCAACTAAGTGGTTTGACATAGAAATTACAGGGACTAAAGAAGGAGACTTCTTCTATAAGAAAAGTGTGGACTACAATAAGAAAAGCAAGAGCATCACTGAAGATGATCTATTCTAAATATAATATAATGATAACAGAGCAAACTAATGGTAACACTCAACTAAACACAGAAAGAGGAAACTTTAATCAAAGAGTTTCTAGATTTAGGATGTTGGGTAAATCCAAGAAAGTCCAATGGGACGGTAAAAGAAGAAACAGAACAATTTAAATAAATCAACATGGAGTACAAAAGATATTACTGGCTTAACAAAGACAGTAGAACATTCTTGTCCAGAGGATATATAGATGAATCCCCTGAACAACGAGTAAGAGACATAGCTAATATTGCTGAAAAGTATTTAGCTATTAAAGACTTTGCATGCAAGTTTGAAGACTACATGGCAAAAGGATACTATTCACTATCAACACCTGTGTGGATTAACTTTGGTAAGCAAAAAGGTTTACCTATCAGTTGCTATGGATCTAATGTAGATGATACACTAGATAGCATACTAAATGCAGGTCGTGAGATAGGTATGATGTCTAAGTATGGAGGAGGTACAAGTGCTTATTTAGGTAACATTAGACCAAGAGGAACTAAAATTAGTACTGGTGGACAAGCTGATGGACCTATTCACTATGCTAGAATGTATGACACTGTAGTAGATGTGTGTAAACAATCTGCTGCTAGACGTGGTGCTTGTGCAGTTTACTTACCAGTAGAGCACGATGACATAGAAGAATTCCTAGATATTGGTACCGAAGGTAACCCTATTCAGAATCTTCAGTATGGTATTACAGTGAGTGATGCATGGTTAAAAAGCATGAAAGCTGGGAGTAAGGAGAAGCGTAAGATATGGGCCAAGATAATTCAAAGACGTAATGAATTTGGATTTCCATATATCATGTTCTCTGACAACTCAAACAAGAATACACCATACGAAGAGCTTGGATATAAAATCACAGCGTCCAACTTATGTAGTGAGATACAACTACCAACAGACAGCTTCAATAGCTTTGTGTGTTGTTTAGGATCTATCAACTTATTACATTGGGACGAGATAAAAGAAACAGATGCTATAGAAACATATGTACTGTTCTTGAATGCTGTAATGAATGAGTTTATTCAAAAAGCAGAACACCTTCCTGGTATGAGAAGAGCTTATAGGTTTGCAAAAGATCACAGAGCTATTGGACTTGGTGTGTTAGGGTATCACTCTTTGTTCCAGTCTAAGCTTGTAGAGTTTGAGTCTTTAGAAGCTAAGCAACTTAATCACCAGATATTCAGTACTATAAAAGAAAGAGCTGAAGAGGCATCTAAGTGGTTACACGATGCTAAAGGATACAAATCAATTAGAGATGGTTATGCTAACACTACACTGATAGCTGTAGCACCAACTAAATCTAGTTCGTTTATACATGGTGCAGTATCTATGGGTATTGAACCAATAAAATCTAATTATTTCATCAAAGATCTTGCTAAGAGTAAGACAGTATATAAGAATCCTTTCTTGGAAGCTGAGCTTGAGAAGTATGATCTTAACAACGATGAAACATGGGAGTCCATTCTTAAAAAAGATGGATCTGTCCAACATTTAAAATTTCCCACTAAGGGAGTATTCAAATCATTTATAGAGATTAGTCCTAAGGAGATAGTACTGCAGGCTGCGCAAAGACAAAAGTTCATTGATCAGTCACAGAGTTTAAACCTTATGATAGATCCTAGTGTATCAGCTAAAGATATTAATCAACTATATCTTTACGCTCATGAAGAGGGTGTTAAAACTCTCTACTATCAGTTCAGTCAAAGTTCAGCACAAGCATTTGCACGTAACATTTTAGAGTGTGCAAGCTGTGAAGGCTAACCAAGTTGATTATAAAAATGTACACTTCTAACAAATTTAGTTTGGTAGTTTGAAATACATTTTATAACTTTGAACTGTGGGGGTACAAAATTTGAATTAAGTATTTCTGTTCTGTTTTTAATTGTGAAAGGGGCCTTGGAGAAATCTAAGGCCTTTTTTTGTTTGTAAAATAGAGTGGAATTTAGTATATTTGTATGTAACAATTAAATAATTAAGAATGGCAAAAAAACAAGAAACAACCGTAGACAAGTTCCAGGAAGCACTGGAAAAATTAAACAAGCAATATGGTAAGGGAACCGTATTAGCATTAGACAGCAAAACAGAAGGTACATATGATGCAATCAGTACAGGATCAATTGGGTTTGATTGGATTACATTAGGTGTAGGAGGTTTTGTAAAGGGTAAAATGTATGAGCTTATGGGCTGGGAAGGTACAGGTAAGTCCACTATATGTGGACATGCTGTAGCTAGCTGTCAAGCTAAAGGAGGAAAGGTAGTATATATAGATGGCGAACATGCTGTTGATAAGAACTACTTTGAAGCACTTGGTGTAGATACATCACAGATGCTAATTGCTCAGCCGTCTTCAGGTGAGGAAGGATTTAACATTGCTGTAGAAATGATGCAGTCAGGTGGAGTGGATTTATTAATCATAGATTCAGATTCATCACTTATTCCTAAATCTGTATTAGATGGTGATGTAGGAGATCATGCAATTGGTAAGAAAGCTAGACTGAACAGTGGCGCTTATCCAAAAATTAAAAGCATTGCTCACAATACAAACACATGTATAATTGTAATCTCGCAGTATCGTGAGAAGATTGGTGTTATGTTTGGTAACCCAACTACAACTCAAGGTGGACATGCTCTTAAGTTTTATTCTGATTGTAGAATAGAAGTGGGTAGGTCACTAGCAAAAGAAGGTCAAGAAGTTTATGGTAACATTACAAGAGTGAAAGCTACTAAAAACAAAATGAGCCCTCCATATCAAAAATCAGAGTTTGAGATTATTTATGGTGTAGGTATTGATAAGGTGGGAGAGACTCTAAAATTACTACATGAGTTTGAATTAGGTCGTAAGTATGGTAAGACATACACTTTTGATGGTATCAAATATGACTTAGAAGAATTTAAGCAAATGATACTAGAGGATGTTAACTTCTTTGGAGATCTTAAAAGTAAACTTATAAACGCTATAACTGGTGTGGAACAAGAAGAAAAAAAAAGTGAGACTGTAAGCTCTATTGAAGTGATAGCGCCTCAAGAACTTACAGCAGACTTATTTGACACACCTGAACTATGAAATGTTTAGTGTGTGGAAAGAACTCAGATTCTGAGTATTGCTTTCAACATAAACCTAGAAAACAATTATCTGTAAACAAAGGATTTAAAAAACCAACATTAGCTCTTAAAAAAAGGGCTAGTGTTGGAAAATCCCAACCAAACACAGATCATATAACATTCAAAGAGATTTGGAAAGAAAGACCTCACAAGTCTGAAGTTAGTGAAACTTATTTAGGTAAAGAAGCACTAAGTTTATATTTTCATCACATACTTCCTAAAAGTAAATATCCACAATTTAGGAATCTTAAAGAAAATATTATACTTTTGACAGCTGATGAACATGCTAATGTAGAATCTGATATCTATAGATATAAAAAAATAAATGAGATACGTGAGTATCTAATAGACAAATATAAACTAAACATATGAAAAACCAATTCTTTTATACACGTAAAGAAGCTATACAGGACACAGATCCTGTAGAGTACAAAGAGTACGAAGACAGTATTAACCTTAATAAAGTAATCCGTAGCGTTCAGATGAATGATGACACAGTAGTTGTGTTGTTAGATGACATGCATGAACGCATTACAGAGGTGCCTAACATTAACCATAAGAACAATAAGGTTATTGGCACTAAAAAGAAAGTAGAAGTTTACCAGACAGAAGCTTACTTATATGGAGAAGATATTGAAAGATTTAAAAAACTAACAAACATAGAATAAAATGGCAAAGTCGTACAAAAAACTTTTAGGAAATAGAATATATGTAGAGATTCCTAAGAAAGATGAGAGTAAAATTATAGTTGACGAGAACACTAAAGAAGAGTTACAACGTCAGATGCTAAAAAAGATGTCTAAACTTAAAGTTTATGATGTTGGAGATATAGTAAAGATTGTAAAAGCTGGTGATACAGTATTAGTAGATCCAGGAAAGTTAAAAGATGCAATGGTTATTCCTTTATCTGATGAGAAAGATGTACTACTTGTTTCTCCTTTTGATATAATCCATGTCTGGTAAAGAGTATATAATACCATCATTAGGAGGTAGACTAGGTAATCAAATGTTTATGATTGCTCATGCTTATGCACAATCTCGTAAGCAAAACAGAGAGCTTAAAATTAGTAGACACAGCTTACAGTACCAAGATAACAAGTATGATGAAAATATTTTCAGAAAGTTTCAGTTTATACCAAACTTTGAAGCTAGAGATGAGACAGCTATAGTATATAGCGGATACTTTCAAAGTGAAAAATATTTTGAAGAGTACAGTGATGAAATAGTAGAAAAATATTCACCTTCTTGTTCATTTATTTATACAGTAGAAGAAGCACTTCCTGTTATAGCTAATAAAGAAAAAACTGTTACAGTTGTAAACATTAGAAGAGGAGACTACCTTACATATCCTAATCATCATCCTACTGTTTCAGAAGATTATATTTATTCTGGTTTAAGTTTGATTCCTGATACTGATCATATACTTGTTGCCAGTGATGACTTAGAGTGGTGTAAAGAAAAACTAAAGTTTGACAAACCAGTTACCTACCTCCAAGGGTGGAAAACTCATGAACAATTATGGATAATGTCCATGTGTAATCATTTTGTAATATCTAACTCATCGTTTAGTTGGTGGGCAGCTTATCTTTCAAGACATCCTAAAAAAATAGTTGTTGCTCCAGAAACATGGTTTGGACCTGAAGGTCCTAGTAAGTGGAGTGATATGTATTGTAAAGGATGGACAATATTACCAACCTATTTTAATAATGGAATAATATTACCAAAATGATATCAGTTTTAACACTTACATATAAAAGACATCACTTATTAGAAGAAGCTATTGAGTCTTTTTTAAGACAAGAACTACCTCCACAATGTGAGATGGTTATAATAAATGATAATGCAGAAGTTGATTATAAATTAGATCAGCCTAATATAAGAATTATAAATCATAAAGAAAGATTTTCATCTATAGGAGCTAAGTTAGATTGGGGATATAAGCAATGTAAGTATAATTACATATATAGATTAGATGATGATGACCTACTTGCACCATGGGCGCTTGCAAACACTGCTCAAGACATATTAGAGAATCCTACATATGATATCTACAGAAGTGATGGTATGTGGCTCTTTGAAAACAATAAGTACGTGGGTAAAAGTAGTAACGTTAACAATGGTAATGTTTATACTAAAATATTCCTAGATGGAATAGAGTTCCCATTAACTAGTTTT